CAATCTTAAAAAATCTTTTGTACCTGATATTATTTTCGTTGATTACCTCAATATCTGTTGTTCTTCTCGTATTAAACCTGGATCAAACATCAACTCTTATACCTATGTCAAGTCGATTGCCGAAGAACTGCGAGGTCTTGCCGTTGAATGCGGAGTACCAGTTGTTTCGGCTACACAAACAACTCGGTCGGGTTTTACCAGTTCCGATCCCGGACTTGAGGACACAAGTGAGTCTTTTGGTCTGCCAGCAACCGCTGACTTGATGTTTGCTTTGATTTCTTCCGAAGAACTGGAAGAACTTGGACAGATTATGGTTAAACAGTTGAAGAATCGTTATAATGATCCAACAATGTATAAACGATTCACACTTGGTGTTGACCGTGCAAAGATGAGACTATATGATGTTGAACAATCAGGTCAAGATGGTCTCGCTGATGCTGGTATCACAGATAAACCAATTAACACATTTGGTGACCGTGAACGGCCAAAAAAGAAATCATTTGATGGATTTAAAGTATGAACACAACACAAATCAAAAATGTAAATATTAAATTTAATAATGGTGTTTGGAATCCTAAAACACACCATATTTTATTGAAATATAATCCAAATTCAGAACTAGGTTTTGGTGTAGTTGTTGTGCCTGTTGATTATGAGGCACCAATTGAAGATTTATCCATGGCCAATGAAATTTTGAAAAAGTTTAAAATATGAATTTAACTAGAGAACAGGCATTGTATTGCTCAAATGCTTTCCATGAATATTTTAGTGACATGGGTAGTATTGAACAATACATGCGTGATGAGAAACTAAAATCTGTTGCTGAAATACCAGCATCATTGTTTCCACCAGAAGATGATTTGTTTTCAGATTTCTCCATGCATCCAAAAGACATGGAGATTGAAGTGTGTGAGATACCAAATGATACATGGGAAACATTAGTTGCCATTACATCATCTCATGTGAACAAAGCACCAGTTGGTAGAAATATACAGTTGGCAGTCAAAGAGAAGAACACAGGAAAGATTCTTGGTTTTATTCGCCTTGGTTCACCAGTAATCTATATGAAACCGAGAAATGATTTGTTAGGACAAGTATGGATTCAAGAACCAGACACAGCCAAACGATTCAATCAATCTACTATTATGGGTTTTGTTATCGTGCCAGCACAACCCTTTGGATTCAATTACCTTGGTGGTAAATTGTTATCTGCCATCTGTACCTCACATACTGTTAGAGAAATGTGCAACAAGAAATATGATATGAACCTTTGCCTGTTTGAAACTACCAGTTTGTATGGTACAACAAAGGCAGTATCACAGTATGATGGTATGAAACCATATATTCGGTATCAAGGTCTTACCGAATCTGATATGGTACCGATGATGCACGGACCAAGATATCATACACTTAAAGATTATGTGGAAAGTTTTACTGGAGATTTATTGGCTGGTGATACATCAACTACCAGTAGAAAACTTAGAACCTTTACCAAGATTATAGCTTTAACTAAAGCAGCACTTAAAGGTAGTTCTGAAGGGGAGGCATTCCAAGCAACGATTGAGAACGCTAAAGGGTTGACAGAAAAGAAAAGATATTACACTTCAGACTACGGATTTGCCAACATGGTTGATTTTATGAATTGTAAAACAGATAAATTATTGCCTGGTGAAAATTATCACAAGCACGATTTGGAAAATGTTGTTGCTTGGTGGAAAAACAAGGCTATAAATAGATACGATACCCTTAAATCTGAGGGTAGACTACGTACCGAACTTGAAGTTTGGACTTCAGGAAAAGACATTCAAATTATTAGATAAAATGGCCGATAAAAAACCTAGTGCTACAGAATTAACCAGAATGCAAGAATTAACTTCTGCTTGGATTTTTCGGCGTGCTTTGAATGATAATAAAAAATATAAAGATCCTGATGATATTTTAAATGATGTTAAATTTCAAAATGAAATTATTGGTACACAGACAAAAAAAGGAATCTATCCTTTCGTTAGTATTGACTGGGTAGAAACTTTCTTCAAACAACAAAAAAGATTTTTAGATGAATTCTCTAATGCTAGATTTAAAGAATTTAGTGTTGATGGTGGTTTTATGGATTGGGTTTCTAAATTGGTCAACCAAAAATATGGAATCAACAAAAAAGATGCTTGGGATCCTGCTGATGTGTGGTGTATTCAGAATGAAAATGAAGTTAAAAAACAAATTACTAATGCAATTAATGAAACATCTAATATTGAAGTATTAAATGCTGAATTAAGAACTTTGTTTAATGAAAGAAAAGTTGTTGGTATATCACTAAAGAAAGTTGCTTCTAAATTACCGCAGGCAAGATATCAAGAAGTTAATATCAAAGATGGTGTTCTTTTTACCTCAGGTAAACATCCAACATTTTCAATTAAAGAAATTCGTTGCGATTTAAAAATGCAAAATGATGGAACATTCAAAGCAAATGATTCCAAAATATATTTTACTGTTGAATATACAAAAGAAAAATTAACTTATACTCTAACTATTAGAACGTCTGGAAGAACATATAAACCAGGTAATCTAATATTTGAATTTCAAGAACCTGGCGCAGCTGCTCAAATTGGAAAAGCACCAGTTAATCTTATAGAAGAAGTAGCACAAAGACATAAACACATGAATTTTGATAACGATTGGCATAATTTTCCGAGCAATGCAGTTGAGTTTAATACACAAAAATCAGAATGGCGAAATGCTTTTAATAAAATAAAAAATAAAGTTAAAACTAATATCACATCAGATGTTGAGTTTATTGGTTCCATTTCGAAAATGATGATGGATAAAGAAAACTATGGTACAGCAAACTCAAAATTAATACAAGTAAATTTTTTATCAAATTTTATTGAATTGGGTGACAAAGAAATGGAAAAATTTATAACAGACTTATTCTTTTTAGCGGAAAAACGTGGAAAAGGATTTGGTCCTTTTGGAAAGATTTATTAAACTATGAAAAATATTATTGACAATGATGATGATTTTGGTTTCTCTGCCATTTCGGCAGCAGAATATGAAGCAAGAATAACCAAAGCAGTTAAAGATGCTGAGTATGAAGCATCATCATTGACTGCTGACCAATATAGAGCACAATTATTAGAATTGGAAAAGATTATTATTCCATTCTTAGAAAAACTCCGTGATACTGGAGATAAAGAATACATATATTGGCCTAATAGAACTTCTGCTATTCAAAAACAAATTGCGAGAATTATAAAACTGACTAGAGAATAATTATGACTGCTACTGTGATTATACCAACTACTGGTTCACCAGAGTTGAGTAAAGCTATTGATTCTGTATTAAAACAAACTTACACAACAACTTGTTATGTTGTATCAGATGGTTTAAAAAACCATTCCAAGACAAGGAATATTGTCGATTCTTTTCCTGGTAAGAATATAGAAAAATGTTATTTGCCTTTGAATGTGGGTGCCAATGGATTTTATGGTCACCGAATCTACGCTGCGTTTACACATCTAATTGATACTGATTATGTTCTTTATCTTGACCAAGATTGTTGGTTAGAACCAAACCATGTACAATCTTGTATTGAGAAGATTGAAATAGATAAGAAAGATTGGTCATATTCACTACGAAACATAACCGATAAAGATGGAAACTTTCTATGCAAAGATGATTGTGAATCTTTAGGAAGATGGCCAGTTTTCTCTGGTGATTATAGTCATATAGATACAAATTGTTATTGTCTTAAAACTGAACATGCAATAAGATTGGCATCTGTATGGCATGGTGGTTGGGGGCAAGATAGAGTCTGGTTTAATGTGTTATCACAGAACTTACCTAACTATAACTGTACAGGTCAATATACAGTAAATTATCGTGTTGCTGGTAATGAGGGTTCTGTTAAACCAGAATTCTTTTATTATGGTAATAATGTTATGAATGAAAAATATAATGGAGCATTCCCATGGAGAAAGAAAACCTAATAATTGGTGGATTCACCAACTACAACTATAATCAACTCAAACCTTGGGTTGAATCAATTTGTGAAGTGATGCCAGATGCACACAGAGTTTTGTGTGTTGGTAATGCATCCGATGAAACCAAGAGAACATTGGCTAACAAAGGTTTTGAACTTGTTGATATGCCACAAGCCAATATACCCGTTCATGTCCTTAGATTTCTATCAATTTATGAATATCTACGTAAGAACTGGCAAAAGTATAATCTAGTTATTACAACTGATGTAAAAGATGTATACTTTCAAACAGACCCATTCAAGTGGTTAGACTATTACAACATCGGTGTGAAAGGCATGCACCAGATTGTTGCTGGTTCAGAATGTCTAAAGTACAAAGATGAAGCATGGGGTAATGAGAACTTGATGCAATGTTATGGACCATATGTCCACGGTATCTTTAAGGAAAATGAAATCTTTAATGTTGGTGTGCTTGGTGGTTCAGCAGAATATATCAAAGACTTGGTATTCAATATCTTTACCAATGCAACCAATAGACCAATACCAATCGTTGACCAAGCGGTGTTCAATGTACTAATCCAAACACAACCATACAAAGATGTTGTCTTACAAGCAACACAGGCATCAGGCTGGGCTTGTCAAGCAGGTACGGTTGCGGATCCAACCAAGATGGACATATTCAGGCCAAATCTACTAGAAGATGAACCTATGTTTGTTGATGGTACAGTATTAACTTCAACTGGTAAACCATTCTGTATTGTACATCAATATGACCGTGTACCATCATGGAAACAACACGTAATGGAAAAATACAAACAGGAAGATCCAAATAACTTTTTTACTTACAGGACAACATAATGAGTGATATAATTAAATTTGATACAGTAACACAAGCATTTGGTATTGATAGAACCTTCAAGTGTTCTGGTTATGGTCTTGGTGCCATGGTTGCAAAGATGCAGAATCCAAAAGTGATTGAAATTGGTTGTGATATTGGTGATACAACACAATTCTTATTGGATAGTAATCCATCATTAGAACTTGTTGGTATTGATCCATATGAAAACTATGTTGATTGGAATGGTAATAATCTAAATGAACGTGAGCAAGTTTATAATAGATTCGTTGATAGACTAAAAGGTTACACCAATCGATTTAGTTTGTACCGTAAATATTCCGATGACATACATCAAATGTTGCAAGATGAATCATTTGATTTGATTTTCATTGATGGTTTACATGAATATAATCAACTGACTAAAGATTGTGCAAACTATTATTCTAAATTAAAAGAAGGTGGTATCTTTGCTGGTCATGATTACAATGCTATTGAAGGTGTTCGTAAAGCCGCAGATGAGTTTGCTGCTAAAGTTGGCAAAGAAATTCTCATTACAGAATGTGATGTTTGGTATTGGATTAAATAATGAAAAGTTGTATAGTACTCTCTGGTCAATATCGTACATTTGACCAAACATGGAAAGGCATCAAAGAGTTTATTGATTTAAACAACTTGGATGTTTATTGTCATTTATGGACAGATAATCTGGAAGAAGTTAAAAATGTTTCTGATAGATTGAATCCAGTAAAAATAGATTTTACAAATCCAAAGAGTTATGAGAATATGTTCAATGAAGTAGAACATAGAATCAGACTGGCACACACCAAAGGTCCAAATGAAGATAAGTTGGCAGGTAATGCTTCTATGAATTTTAGTCGTAAGAAGGCATTTGAACTAATTCAAGAATCATATGATATGTTAGTATACTGCCGATATGATATTCGTTTCAATAAAATGTTTGAGTTTACTAAACTTGATATGTTGTTAACACCTTTGGAAGAATCATATAATCTTATATCAGATATATTTGCCATTATGCCATTTAAAGATGCTAAACATTATTTCATTTATGATGAGTATGAAAGATTACACTCAACACAATTTGAACCTGAGTTTGAACATCATATGAGAGATGTAAGACAGTATGGTGATGAGAACATGAGAATTCATATGCATGAAAGATACTGTCCTCATATGATGTTACTGCGTAATATATACATGAATGGTGTGAAACACATTAATACAAACCAACTAGCGGTGTCATTACAGAGATGAAAATAGCATTATGTTTCACTGGTCAAGCCAGAGCATTTGAAAAAGGTTACGAATACTACAAACGTAATCTTTTGGATCATTATGATGTAGATGTGTACATTCATACATGGAAGTTTCCTGGTGAAGATAAATTAACTGAATTATATAAACCGGTTAAGATACACACACAAGTACCACCACTTGGTGATTTTGATAATAAGTATACAAACACACCGAATGCAGAGAAACATCCACCACGATTCACCTATCGTATGTTATACTCAACATATGTGTGTAGTCATTTAATTGAAGGTGATTATGATTGGGTGATTAAGGCACGGACAGATTATGCTCTGAATGTAGTGATACCTTTCAATGAACTAGACAATAATCAATTGTATATACCAAACTGTCGAATGGTGCCTGAAAGAGACTTTGGAAATGACCAATTTGCTTTTGGTTCAAAGAAAACTATGATGGATTATATGTCAACTTATATCAATATTGACAAATATTATGATGCAGGAAATCAATTTATTGGTGAAGACCTGATGAGAGCAAATCTACATGAACATAATTTACGATTAACATATGTTGATATGAATAATCCATTTCCACCAGGCAATTATAATGGTTCATGGCATTCCTTAATTCGTGATGATATTGAACAATGGAAAAAGTCGTAAAGGAATTAACAGGTCATTCTGGTAGTCAAATCTATTTGATTGAAGGTGATAGGGGTTTATACGTTAAAAAGGTAAATAACGTTCAGAGAAACCTAGAAAGAATGACAGACCTGTTCGAAAGATGTTATCCTGTACCTGAAATATACCATGCAGAAGAAAATCTTTTGCATATGCAGTATATTCATGGATTAGATATGAAAACATATTTGATTCATAATAATACAAGTTCGTTAATCAATTTTATTACCGACACAATAGATTCTTTTTCTGATAATTCCGTTTATAAAGATTATACCAATACATATATCAAAAAACTGGAATGGATGTTAGATGATAAAAGTCTACCATTTACAAGAGATGAACTGATTGATAGGTTACCAAAAAACTTACCACAATCAACATATCATGGCGATTTGACATTAGAAAATATCATATATCGGACTAGTGGCGGTTTCTTTATGATAGATGCAGTAACAGTAGAATACGATTCATATATATTTGATATTGCAAAGATGAGACAAGACCTTGAATGTAAATGGTTTCTTCGTAATACAGATATAAGGCTTGACACTAAACTACAACACATAAGAGATAAATTAAAGAGATGGTATCCAGATGCATTTGATGAATCACTTTTAATACTAATGTTATTAAGAGTGTATCTACACACAAAACCTGGAGACAAAGATTATGATTTTATTATGAAAGAAATAAACAGATTATGGAAATAATTGTACCAGCCGCTGGTCTGTCTACCAGATTCCCAGACATGAAACCGAAATATCTCTTATATGATTATAAGCATGATATGATGTTGATTAATGCTTTGCGTCCTTTTATTGACCGTGGTGACAGAATCCACATTGGTATATTGAGAGAACATGAAGAAAAGTATAATGTCACAGAACAAATTAAACATGAATATAAAGATTGTTTGATTCATATACTAGACAAACCAACTAGAGGTCCCGCCGATACAGTATATCAAATCATCAAGATGGCTGGTCTTCACACATCCGAAATCTTCATCAAAGATTGTGATAGTTATTTTGACCATGAGTTTTCTGATGGTAACTATGTCTGTGTGTCCAAAATATCACAACATGAGGTATTGAAGAAACTTTCTTCTAAGAGTTTTACTATCTCCAATAATAATGGTATCATTACAGACATTGTGGAGAAAGAAGTTGTATCCGATACATTCTGTGTTGGTGGTTATAAATTCTCCTCAGCCATGATGTTCAAAAAAGAATTTGAATCTCTAACCTCAGATAGAGAATTGTTTGTTTCGGATGTTATTGGTCGTTGTATTAGTGACCTACAGATGTTTACGGAGAAGTTGGTGACTAACTATGTTGATGTTGGAACTGCACAAGACTGGTTTGAACATAATGACAAACCTGTAATTTTCTGTGATATTGATGGCACAATCATCAAAGCACAAGGCAGAGTTGGTGAAAATTCATATGATAAAGAAGTAGTTCCATTAGTTAACAATATAAAAAGACTTTTAGAGTTACAGGCAAATGGTGCTCAATTCATCTTCACAACTGCCAGAGAAAATGACCAAACATCAAAAACCAGAGAGGTGTTATATTCTTTGGGTTTTAAAAGTTTTAATTTGTTGTGTGGTTTACAGAATTCTAAACGTATTCTGATTAATGATTACAATAATGCCAACCCATATCCTAGAGCCGAAGCAATTAATCTAAAACGTGATTCCGACAATTTAACTGATTTTCTATGATACCCAATAAAAATCTATTCATAGTCACATCATCACTTAAACCTAATATGGGTGCTTTTAGTGATGGCGATAGGTTTGCTCAGACTATTGCTTCTTTGAAATCCATTCGTAAACGTTTTCCATCAGGTTTTATTGTATTTTCGGATGTATCATTAAGACCAGTCTCCGACCTAGAAAGAGAATCAATTGCTCGTTTATGTGATGCTTATATTGATATGAGTGAACAACCAGATGTAAGAAAATGTTCAGAAAACCAGATGAAAAGTCATGCAGAAAATCTGTTAATGTTCTTCACTTTACACACATTGAAACAAAATAATCTATTAAAAGATGTGAAAAGAATCTTTAAATTCTCAGCAAGGTCTGAACTGGAAGATACTTTTGATATCAAAGAATATGATGACCTATTTGGTAAATATGTCTTTAAAAAATCAATTCCAAGTTGGATGCCTAATAATACTGGCAGTCTGTTTATTACCAGAATGTTCTCCTTCTGTATATCCTTATTAGACAATTATCTTCTTGTCATACAGAAAAATCTGCCATTATTGGACAAATTTGACACCGAACATGCTCATTGGATAAACATACCAAAAGAGTATCTGGTCGAATTTGACAAGGTTCATTGCTGGGGCTGGCTGGCCGGTAACGGACAAATCGAACATTATTGACAACTATATATCGGATCGAACAATTCACATTTTTGTTGGTCTGTGGTATAATCTATTATAAATAACCTTACAGGCAACCAAAGTGTGTTGCATTTCTAAAGGTATAATCTATGTTAACATTTCAATCTTTCCTGAAGGAAGAATCCGAAGGCGGCGAACTCAAACACATTCACCATGCGGAAGACCGTCCGTTGATGCACGGCCATGCTGGTTTTGAACATGCTCATGGTGCTCTGATGAAGGCACATGAACATATGATGGCTGGTGCCAAGAGTAGCAATCTGACCATGAAATATGATGGTTCTCCATCTATCGTTTTTGGCCATCACCCTAAAAATGGTAAGTTTTTTGTGGCTACCAAGTCGGCCTTCAATAAGAATCCAAAGATTAACCATACAGAAAAAGATATTGAAAAGAACCATGGCCACGCTCCAGGTCTTGTAACTTCACTCAAACACGCTCTCAAACACCTGCCAAAAGTAACACCTAAGACTGGTGTTTATCAAGGTGACTTGATGCACCATGCAGATAACAAAATGTTAAAAGAAGAATATTTGTTTGAAGCGGAAAAAAATAAAGTTTCTTTTACACCAAATACAATTACATATACTGCTCACGGCAAAGAAGCGGATAAGGTCAAAAGGTCTAAGGTTGGTGTAGTAGTTCATCAAAAATATAATGCTGACATGACCTCTGCTTCTCCTCATGTTGACCATGAAAGTTTTAAACAACATCCAGATGTTCATATTCACGGTGCAGAACATGATACATCTAAAGTTAAACATTCACCAGCAAATGAAACAGGATTTCAAAAACATATGGCAGCTGCCAAAGAAATCCACGATACACACGGTCACAAGATGTATGATTCTATTCATCCATCACACTCTGGTGAAACTGGACATTTATCCACATATATCAACAAAACAGTTCGCACAGGTGAAGTTCCAAATGTCAAAGGTTTCAAAGAACATATACATGCTGAACATGAAAAAAAGGCAGCCAAAGTAAAAACTGAAAAAGCTAAGTCTGAAAAAACAGGTGAAGGTGCCAAACAGATTGCTCATGTTGAGAAAAACAAGTCACATTATGGTAATTTGTTGACTATGCATCATCATTTAGGACAAGCTAAAAATCATTTGGTCAATTCATTAGAAACACATGAAGGTAATTACCAACATCATATTGAAGGTAAGAAATCTAAACCTGAAGGTTTCGTTGTTCATCACGATAATGAACCTACTAAGTTGGTTAACCGTCCAGAATTCGCTAGACAAAATTTATTAAAGGTGAGAAAATGAGCATCAATCAATTAACTAGACAACAACAAATTTTCCTTGAGAGAGCTGGATTAACAGAACTTCTAGAAGGCCGTGGTAAACTTACAGGTTCTGGAGAAATTGGTGCAGAACACCAGAAGAAATATATTGATCCACATGTAGGTTCAGGCAAATTTTCACACAACTTGGCAGCTGAACATGATGATTTACCAAAAGGTTCAGCAGTAAAAATTCATAAAGTTGAACATATCAATAATAAAATTCATGTTCATGCAGAAGATGAAACTGGAAACCATCATGTAATTCCTGCATCAAAGTTACATAAACCAGGCGAAGCTCCTCCTAACAAAGGACATGAATATGAAAGTAAGTTTGTTGAACGTATGAAACATCATGGAGTTATGCCAAAACATATGTCAGGTGCAGGTTCAACTGGTGGTACTGATTTTGCGGTAGAGCATAAGAAAAAAGGTAAATTTATTGCAGGATCCGTTACTGGTCGATTATTAAACGGAGAAACTAAAAATGGCACAACTGCTGCTATGGGTCAGCTGACTATTCATCACAGTAAAGAAAAAGGTTGGCATATCAAACCTGAGCAAAAAGCCAAACGTCCAGAATATGCAAAACACATTGAGAAAGCTGGTATCTTAAAACACATGAATACACATCATCCAGATCCACATAAAGAAGAAGAAACATTATCAGGTCGTGCAAAATCAATTGAAATTAAACATCCAAATTTACATCCAGCAGAAGGTTATTTAAAAGACCACCATGTACACGTACTACAAGTCGGCGGACATGGTACATATAAGGTTGGTGACAAAGATGAAACCGGCCATGGTTTACCTTCAATCTCCGGAAAAGGTAAATGGAGAATTAGAGAAAAACAAAAAGGAAACAAGAGTGCAAGAACTGTTGCTTTTCATCCAGATGGAGTTAAAGGACTGAATAAAAGTCATGTTGATTTGGATAATGATGAACACTTAAATAAATTTAAGAAAACGATAGGTCACAAATAATAAATGAAAACCTTTTTGGATTTATTACAGGAAGATAAAAGTGGTGATGTTCACCACGTTATGGCCTTTGGCCGTATGAATCCTCCTACAACTGGCCATTTAAAAGTAATTGATAAGGTCAAAGAAGTTGCTGCGAAACATAATGCCGGACATACTGTTGTAACATCACATTCACAAGATAAGAATAAGAATCCATTATCTGCTGCACAAAAAATTAAACACCTCAAGAGATATTCTCCTGGCAACAACTTTGCATCATCTGACAAAGAACATCCTTCATTTCTACATCATGCAGCTAAATTACACAAACAAGGTGTAACACATCTACATATGGTAGTTGGTTCTGACCGTGTCGGAGAAGTGAAAGAGAAATTAAACAAATACAATGGCACACATCCAAGTGCTTTATACAATTTCAAAAAGATTACAGTTCATTCTGCTGGTAGCCGTGATCCAGATGCAGAAGGCACAACTGGTATGTCTGGTACCAAAATGCGTGAATATGCTAAGCACAAAGATATCAAGTCTTTTAGACAAGGTGTTCCATCACATGTATCTGATTCTCATACAAAAGAGTTGATGCACGATACTCGTACAGGTATGGGTATCCACGAATCTTCCTATCATGGGTTATTCAAAGCAGTATTTGTGACTGGTGGACCAAGTTCAGGTAAAGACGTTGTTATCCGTGAGTCTATTCCACACCAAGGTGCTGTAGAAATCAATTCGGTTCAAGCTTTTGACTATCTGATGGACAAACAGAAGTTATCTGAAACCACAAAAGACTATCGTAGAGAAGCCATTCGTTCCCGTCTTCCTTTGATTATTAATGGTCCGGCTGATGACCATTACAGAATGATTACAATCAAAGAAGAATTGGAAGAACTTGGTTATGAATCAATGATTGTTTTTGTTGATACAACAAATGAAGCCAGTAAAGAAAGAAATGAACGATTGACCAAGATGGTGTCTGAATCTGTCAGACAAGATAAATGGCAAATGGCTCAATCAAGTAAAGAAGCGTATCGTCAGAATTTTGAACGATTTGTAGATTTTGATAATAGTGAATCACTAGAATCAATACAAGAAGATATCACCTCAACATATCAAAAGGTTGATAACTTCTTTGCAGGCGAGTCCTATACTGAAACGGCAAATATGTGGTTAGAAAACCATGTGCCGCTAAATATAGGAAGTTATAATTCTTTGTTTAAGGAAAATGAAAATGTTAAGAAAAATTCTAGGTTTGTTCAAAGGTTCAACGAAAACAAATCCATCAAGCTCAGAAAAGGTGGAAGTCCAGCCGCAGCCGGTCCAGGAGACATTAGTCCCGACAACCGTCCAGGAGACTCCAATGCCGACAACATCAAGTGGGACGGTAGAAAGCCAAGAAGCACCTACACCTTCAGAACCTACTCCGAAGAAAACAAGCCGAGCATCAAAATCTTCCCAGAGCCCAAAGAAAACAACTTCTCGCAAGACAAAGACAAAGTAAGTCGTAAAAAGTACGGCGACAAGTCATTAAAAGATTCTCGTATTCAAAGTACCGATGGTGTTGGTTCAACATACAACACTCGTACTAACGGTTCAGGTTTAACTGGTGGCGCTGGATTAGGTAATCCATTATCATCTGAGAGTATAGATTATAGTAATGCAAGTCCTGCCAGTACGGCAATGCCATCCGGTGGTTCTGTAAATCCTTTGAGTAATAGTTATGATACCTTTAAGAAGTTTAGAAAGACACTTAAAAAAGAAGCCATAGATGATCCAGGTGCAAATGATATGGGTGTCGGTGGTACTTTAGGTGGAGCAACGAATAAAGAGCCAATGGAGAATCCAAAAGATAAGATAGGTTTTTCATACGACATTAAAAAGAAGAAAAAGAAATGAAATCTTTCCTAGAATTTTTAGAAGAATCTCCAGCATGGCAACGTTCTGCTGGTAAAGATCCAAAAGGTGGACTCAATCGTAAGGGTATTGCATCCTATCGTGCTGAACATCCAGGTTCTAAACTTTCAATGGCAGTTACAACTAAACCTTCTAAACTGAAAGCCGGATCCAAAGCAGCAAATAGACGTAAGTCATTTTGTGCAAGGATGTCCGGAATGAAAAAAAGATTAACATCTGCTGCTACAGCACATGATCCAGATTCAAGAATCAATAAATCCCTACGTAAGTGGAACTGTTAAACGGAGAACAAGAATGATAAATTTAAAAAAACAAGACAATGTTGCTGATGTTGTAAATGAAATTTTACAACAAGAAGCACTCAAAGGAAATCAACACAAAATTGATGCCAATCATAATGGTAAAATCGATGGCGAAGATTTCAAGATTCTCCGTGGTAAAAAGAAGGTTGAAGAAGAACTAAAAGGTGGCCAAAAGAAAATCGATAAAAACCATAATGGTAAGATTGATGGTGAAGATTTCAAGATTCTTCGTGGAGAAAAGAAAATGAAAGAAGGAGTTGATGTTGATGACCGTACAAAAGATACCTTGTTTGGTCGTGAAAAAACTAAACAAAAAGACGATGTAGGTCCTGAATCTAATGCGAAAACTTCAAAATTTAAATTGAAGAATGAAGATACCGAAGAACAAAGAGTTTTGGCTAATACTAATCCCGTGGCTGTTTTGAAAAATTTGAAACCAGAAACACAAGAACCAGCAAATAAGAATAAAGAATATGAAAACAAAAAACAGCTTCGTGTAAAAGAAGATACCGAACAGATTGATGAGTTATCAATCAATACATTAACAAGAGTAAAACATGCTGCAACTTCTGCAGCTTCTGATGCAAGTCGTGAAGGTGATGAAGGTAAAGCAACTAAGCGATATGACCTTGCCGGCAAAGCTAGTAATAAAATTGAAACTAAAAATAGAGCATTAGGATTAAAACCATCTGGTCAACATGCATTTGAAGAAGTAGAACAGATTGATGAATTATCAAAAGATACTTTAGGTTCATATTTGGATAAAAAGAAATCTGAATACATGAAAGGCAAAACTCAATCCGGTTCAAAAGAAAATGCCAAAGATATACAGAACATGGGTAAAGCTCACGACAAGATGACTCTTAAAAAAATGAAAGAGTCTTTTGAAGAACCAATTCTAGATGAATTGATTTATGAAGTTATGTCTAAAGATGCTTCTGCTGGTGATTACATTCACGATTTCATTCATTCAGACAATCCTAAGTTTGCTGGTAAATCTAAAGCCAAGCGTAAAGAAATGGCCTTGGCAGCATACTATTCAAAGAAGAATGAAGAAGTTGTCAATGAAGGTCTAAAAGACATGGCCAAGAAAACATTCAAAGCTTTGACTGGTGGTTCAGATAAAGACCATTTAGACCGTCTAAAAAAAGATATGTATGGTGATAGTGAAGTTAAATATGCAGCAAAGACATTAGTTAAGCATGCAAAAGATCCACTTGGCCTGAAAAAAGAGGAAGCTGAACTCGAAGAAGGTTGGGACGATATGGTCAAAGCCGCACAAGAAAAAGTGAAGTCTGGTCCTAAACCATCAGGTGGTTCTGGTAAAAAAGAAGGTTCACGTTATGGTGGTTCTAAACAAAAAGATAAACCAGAACAAGATGTTAAAGAAGCGACAGATACAGTTGAAAAAGATCCAAAAACAGGTAAAATTAAAAGCTGGATGCATACTGGAGATTGGAAAAAATCAACAAATAAAGATGCACACGGTAAAGTAACACATGCTTCCGATTTAGCTCGCCGTAAGACAGAAAAAATGAGTGAAGCCAAAGATCCAAACATGGATGCTGGTGTTGGTTCACAACCTAATTTTGCTACCGATGCAACTAAGCCAATGCAAGCTGCTCAAACCATGGCAAAGAAATCACTTGCTAAAATGAGAAGTGACATGATGGCCAAAAAGAGTAAATAATATGTCTAAAAGATCCGATTTAGTAAAATCAATCATCAAAAGCAATGTTGATGAATTGACTGAAGATGCTGTACTGAATACCTTTTTGAAATCCAGGGGTCTTAATCCATTACATGTGTCAAAAGACCAAAAGGTTGCTCACTCAAAGATGGGTGAGTTTCTTAAATGGAAAAGAGACCACATGTTTTCTAGGCCAGTAACAGAAGCCGTGGATAAAAAAGACACAGTTACATTTGATATTCCATTACTGATTCGTGTACTTGAATTAACAAGAGAAGATATTAAATCAGATATCGATTTACACCGTGTAGTTGAACGACTAATACAAATTCGTAATAAAGGTGTATTGACAATGGCAGATTATAGAATGATTGCCCATCTTCCTAATATTAGAACAAAACATGTTAATGAGAACCATGTTGCTATTGCCATGGGTAAGATGTTGGATGATGAAAGTGGTATGGTGTTGACTCAGATAGAAGAATTAGAACGTGGTTGTGCCATGATTCGTTCTTATATTGGTAAAGATTATGAGAAACAATTACCGGCTTGGGTTCAAGCCAAGATTACTTTGGCCACAGACTATATGTCTACTGTTGGTAACTATCTTGTGAGTAAAAATGAGAATGTTAAAGAAGCTCATGATCCTTGGCAAGACAAACATTTTGGTCCAACAAAAGTAATTAAACAAAAATATCATGTTAAGACCGATACTAAATCATATAATGTTAAAGCCGATAATGAAGAACATGCACACAAACTGGTAACTAAACACGCTCCTGGTTCTAAGATTGTTTCTATTGAACACAAAGGCCGTATGATGGAAGAAGTTGAAATTAATGAATTAAACAAATCAACTCTGGCTTCTTATGCAAAAAAAGCAACAGATGATGCAACGTATCATTCTTTTTCCGCTGGAACAAGATCCGCAAAAGATCCACAAAGATTAAAAGATGATGAAAAGGCAATGAAAAGACAGTCAGGTGTTAATAAGGCTATTGACCGTTTATCTAAAGAAGAAGTTGAACAGGCTGATGAATCCTACAATGGTCCACGTGGAGACAAGTTGATTGCTGTTTCTCATGCTGCTTATGATGCTGGAGATAAAGCGAAATCTAAACGTGCTCATGGTTTGGCTATGAAGGCAGGAGAAAGATATAGAAGTAATCCTGTTAACAGAGACAAAGCAATTTCTCACATCATGTCTGGTGCCAATAGTGATTATACTTCAGGTAAGACAAGAACCAATGATTCCGTTGAAATCGATGGTACACCAATACAGGAAGGTTCTGCTGCTGTCCGTTTGGCAATGGCTCTCCGTAAAGAACGTGAAGCCAGAGAACTGAAAGACAAGTCCCGTGAAGCCGCAGAGAGAAATGAAAAGAAACCTGCAAAGTTAGATAATGTTTTTGGTATCACAGGCCAAGCGTTGAGAAAAGAGAATACTTTGGATCCAAAGGCTGCCACGGAGGCACCTAATGATTGTGCTAACACACCAGACGATGTGGCACCAAAAGACAAGAACAAGAAATTGATTCAAATGTCTAAGTCTGCTCGTATCATTAAGTCTATCTATAATAGAAAGAACATGAAAGAAGAAACTTTCGATACAGAGAAAGAAGATAAATCAGTTGCCACTTATGGTAAAAAACCTAAGTTAACTGACAATGAGAAGAAAATCGAAGCGGTTGGTGGTAAAACACAAGCTGCAGCAATTATGACGGGTGGAACAACCTTGACTGGTACTCCACGTGACACAGTAGAAATTGATCCAATGATGAAACTCAAACCTGGATTAATGGGACAATCAGGTCAAGCAATTAAACCTAAAAACAATAACAGATAAATACAAAGATAACCCTCGGTTAAAAGGAGAATAAAATGTCATCTTGGGGAAATAACGATAACGCAGCTAACGCACCATATTGGGCAGTTAATACTGTCGTTAAAACAAATGCACCTTCTGTAGCTGCACCAACAGCATCAAACGTTGCATTATTGTATGGAAATACACAATTTCAAGCGTATACACAAGACACAACCGTTGGTTTGTTCTTAGTTGATGCTACTGAAACTACCGCTGGTGGTGATAATGTAACAGACATATCATTGAGAACTTATGGTTCCGGATACGTAGAAGCACCTAGTGTTACTATTGCAGCAAGTGGTGGTGCATATAGTGCATCCGCAACAGCAAGTATCTCTGGTGGTAAAGTTAGTAACATTACAGTTGCTAATACTGGTGTTGGTTATACATCCGATCCAGCAGTTACAATTCAAGTACCTGTTCTCACCGTACCAGTTGGCCAAGTTGTTGCAGCTAACGATGTGATTATGTACACAGGTCACAGCCAATCTAACGGTGCTGCTCTGATATTCAACTGGAATGGTTCTGCAAATATTGGTGGTCTAACCAACGCAAACACATATTATGTTGCTCCTGTTGATGCAAATAGATTCTCATTGTCTACAACAGCGGCTAACGCTGCTAACAATATTGTTATTGATTTAACAACAACTGGTGGTGCTGGTCAATACTTCACTATCGTTGCTGGTGTTGGTGCTACTGCCGTTTCTGACCGTGGTTTGTCTCAAGGCCAATCTGGTGCAGAACACGCAACTCACGTTGGTTGGAACTTGAAGAAAGTTGGTGCTGGTGGTCGTGCTGGTCGTGTAACATTTGAAACTCTTGTTGCTCTATCTTCACCGATTGGTGACGGTTCAGACGATATTTCATTGCCTGACGCTTAATTAATAGGGGGGTTAATCACCCCCTTTTCAATATGTTTGATGATTTAAATGATGACAATTTTTTGATGTATGCTATAAAATGCTATACTTCACCACATTGTATACAATCTGAATTTGACGGAGATATCAAAAGAACAAAATACCTGAAAAGGTTATTTCGTAGATACAAGATAACTAAATCCGTCAAAGAAAGATTAATTTTAAATCATATCATACTATTGAACAATGTTTTTGGTCCAGCTGCAACTGCGAGAATATTGTTCTATAGAATAGATGAACGTGATTATGATATACTGAAATCTTTTCTTGCTTATCTTAATATTATGCCAGATGTGATTTATGGAATTAGAGGAAAGAACATCTACACACAAGACATTCCATTAGAACAAAACATACTAGAGATACTAAGAGCAATATGAAATCATTTAAAGACTTTTTAGGTCCAGAAGCCACCAAGCAACAAGATGCTGCTGAAATTGCTCGTCAGAAAAAACATTTGGCTAACAAGGCAAAAGAGTATCACGACCAAGGTGCTCGTGAAGGCGGCCACGGTGCTGCTGTTGCTAAAGGTATCACATTCGACCTAGCTAAAAAGAACATCAAAGAAGTTAAAGAACCAACAGGTAAATTAAAGAATGCTTGTTGGACTGGTTATACTGCCGTTGGTATGAAAAACAAAGGTGGTAGACAAGTTCCTAATTGTGTTCCAGTCAAAGAGGATGGCGCAGGTGGTGTTGCAGCAGGTCCAACTAACGTAGTTGGTGGCGCCGCAATTGCTGGTTCAGGCGGCGCAGGTGGTGAACCTGGTGTTTCAAAGAAAAAAAATCCACTAATGTCATTCTTCAAGCGTAAACAACCAAAGATGTAAATGTGGATTCTAAAATTTCTGCCTGACTGGATATTTTACGGAATCTTCCTTGTTGGGGTGATTGGATTCGCAGCGACATATCTTTTCAAATACATTCCAATACCTTTCATATACGTGTATCGTAAGCCAATACAGATTGGTTCTGTGTTGGCTATTATTTTTGGAACATTCATGTCTGGTGCCATTTATGATAATGAAGCATGGGAAGCTCGTGTTAAAGAAATGGAAGCTAAAGTTGCCAAAGCAGAAGAACAGTCTAAAGAAGCTAATACTGTTATAGAAAACAAAGTTGAAAAGTCCAAAGAAAGGATTGTACAAAAACAAGTTGTTGTCAAACAATACATTGACCGTGAAGTTGTTAAATATGATAACAGTTGTGTCATACCAAAAGAATTTGTTGAGATACACAATAAGGCAGCAACAAAATGAAATATTTAATTCTGGTATTAATGTTGGCTGGATGTTCCACAACTGTTCCTGTTACTTCTAAATTTCCTGAAGCCCCTAAATATTCATTACAGACTTGTCCACAACTTCAGACTTTAAAAGAAAGTTCGAAGTTAAGTGAAGTCGCTAATACTGTAACAATAAATTATTCTACATATTATGAATGTGCCGTGAAGAATGATGCATGGATCGAATGGTATAAAATTCAGAAACACATTTTTGAAAGT